GAAAGACAAGTCCCGTGCATTGGGATATTATCTCTTCACTATAGATCCATGTGCATCGGAATCAAACGAGATAGACGCAACTTGGTCTGAGACTCCCAACGAACACAAGTCATTCAACATCATAAAGTTGGACAATGGGCAGTTCGCAGCACAACCCAACAATAGAATCATTTGGAGAAACCAATCACAAACTCCAACGGCTAACCTGAAGACTCCATACTTCAAGTTCTCGACAAAGAAATGGTTTTGTGAGAATCAGGATCGGTGGAGTGCATCGAACGCAACAAAATTCAACTACGATGAAAATACTAGCGAAGATTGTTGACACAGATCATACCTATAGTACAATGAAGTGAAGCCTAACATAAGGAGAATATCATGGCTACAAAATTGGTTAGATTGGTTACGGGCGAGAATCTTCTCGCGAATGTCACGGACAACGCCCCGCTGAACAACGGAAACACATTCACGCTGAAGAAGCCAGCGATGATCGTGATGATCAACAAGGGAGAGGTCGGTCTTGTCCCTTGGATTCCGTTTGCCAAGGACGAGAGCGTCACGATTGCGGCAGACAAGGTTCTGTACTGCGTCGATCCCGAGGACAACACGGCAAACGAGTACAGCACGGGCTTTGGTTCGGGTCTTGTCATGCCAACTAATGGCGGTGTCAAGCCCGCTTCCCTCAAACTCTCTGGAGAGTAAACCTTGAATTTCTTAAAGCAGATTGTGAAAGAGTCTGGCAATAAGTTTGCCAGCATCGTTGAGGATGGAATCGACGGAGCAGATGTTGCGGGATTCGTTGACACTGGTTCGTATGCTTTCAATGCGCTTCTTTCTGGTTCCTTGTACGGAGGAGTAGCGGACAACAAGATCATTGCCCTTGCGGGTGAATCTGCCACGGGAAAGACCTACTTTACCCTTGGGATTGTAGCGCAGTTCCTCAAGAACAATCCCGAGGGCATGGTTCTCTACTTCGACTCAGAACAAGCGGTCACATCCGACATGTTCGAAGGTCGTGGTGTTGACTCCAAGAGAGTCGCTGTGTTTCCAGTTGCCACCATTGAGGAATTCAAGACTCAATGCGTGTCGATTGTTGACAAGATCCTTGAGATGGACGAGTCTGAGCGCAAGCCCATGATGATCGTTCTTGATTCCCTTGGAATGTTGTCAACTGAGAAGGAAATGAACGATTCGGCAGAGGGAAAGAATGTCAGGGATATGACACGGGCGCAGGGAGTGAAGGCGACATTCCGAGTCCTCACGATGAAGTTGGGCAAGGCAAGGATTCCCCTTGTGATGACGAACCACACATATGATGTTGTGGGTGCGTATGTACCAACGAAGGAGATGGGTGGTGGTAGCGGTCTGAAGTATGCCGCATCCACCATCGTCTACCTTTCCAAGAAAAAGGAAAAGAATGCGGATGGCGATGTCATCGGAAACATCATTCATTGTAAGTTGTATAAGTCTCGTCTGACCAAAGAGAATCAGATGGTCGATGTTCAGTTGAACTACGACAGTGGTCTGAATCGATACTATGGTCTTGTGGAGATTGCATTGACTCATGGCATCTTCAAGAAGGTATCGACTCGCATCGAACTTCCTGATGGCACAACGGCATTTGAGAAGAACATCAATGAGAATCCCGAGAAGTACTTCACGGCAGAGGTGATGAAGCGTCTTGAGGAAGCGGTTGCAAAGGAGTTCAAGTATGGCGGATCGCAGACTTAAGATACTTTGTAAGTTTCCATCTCGTTCAAGACCAGAGAAGTTCAAGCAAGTATTTTCTTTATATAAGAGTATGGCATCAGGAAAGCACGATTTAATCTTCGTGCTATCTTTTGATTTTGATGACGAGTCAATGAATAATGATGACATGAAGAAATGGCTTTCCGAGCAAGGTAGCAATATCCATTGGTTCTACGGAAACTCAACGTCAAAAATATCAGCGGTAAATGCTGACATGGATAAAGGATGGGATTTTGATGTTCTGCTTCTTGCATCAGACGACATGATACCTGTGAAGACAGGATATGATGACACTATTGCTAAAGACATGCTTGAGCATTTTCCAGATTTTGATGGTGTCTTGCATTATAACGATGGGCTTCGCGCAGATAAGTTAAACACATTGTGCATCCTTGGAAAGCCTTATTTCGACAGATTTGGATACATCTATCATCCATCATACACTAGTGTATTTTGTGACAATGAATTCACTGAAGTGAGTTATGCGCTTGGAAAGGCAAAGTATATAGACCGTGTGATCATACAGCACAGATGGATGGAACAAGGAAAAGATTCCCTTTATCAGAGAAATGAACACCCGTCGATGTATCATAAAGATAATATGGTTTACTGTTTGAGGAGGAGCCGTGGATTCCCATACTTGCAAAGGACATAATGTTCTTGTCACTGGTGGAAGTGGTCTAGTCGGCAGTTCAATAGATTTTGGATTGAAACCCTCGTCAAAGACTTTAAATCTTTTGGATCGTGAAAGTATCATCAGGTACTTTGACGAACATCCTAGTGTGAATTCGGTGATACATGCCGCTGGTCTGGTTGGTGGTGTGAAGGGAAATAGCGACAGGCTGTTTGACTTCTTCAATCAGAATCTGATGATGGCAGTAAACCTCATGGATGCCATTGCCAGCAATCCGAGGGTAAACAATGTCACATTCCTCCTGTCAACTTGTATTTTCCCACAGAATGTTTCTTACCCTGTGTCAATTGAAATGTTGCATCAGGGAGAACCACATCCAACAAACTATGGATATGCCTATGCAAAGAGAATGCTTGAAGTTGGAGCAAGAGCATTGAGGCAACAATATGGCAAGAGGGTGCGGTGCTTGGTTCCATGCAATTTGTATGGACCCAATGATAACTACAATCTTGAAAATGGACATGTGATACCGAGTTTAATTCATAAGTGTCACCTTGCCAAACAGAACGGAACTTCATTCCCTGTGTGGGGAAGCGGAAATGCAATGCGCGAGTTCATGTTTGCAAAAGATATCAATAAAATTCTTTCTGCAATTCATCTTGACGGAATTGAGTGTGGCGATATGATTGTCTCAAGCGATAAAGAATACTCTATTCGCGAGATTGTAAACATGATTTGCAAAGAGTTTGAATATGATGGATTGGTTGTGTATGACACAAGAAAGCCAGAGGGAATACTCAAGAAACCAACTATCAGTGATGATTTCAAAGCATTTTGTGTGCGAAATCGCATAACTTTAACCGCGATAGAAGAAGGATTACACAAGACCATTGAGGTTTTTAGAAAGGATTATCCTAATGTCAGAATGTAAGAGTGCTGTGATAACAGGAGTGAATGGGCAAGATGGCTCTTATCTTGCCGAATTGTTGCTTTCCAAGGGATATAAAGTCGTTGGTCTAAAGAGGAGAACATCTTCAAACAATATATCTCGTATAAATCACATGTTCTCTAATCAAAACTTCTTGGTGAGAAACTGTGATTTGAATGATACTTGTTCAATCAATAGTATCATTTCAGAGTTCAAACCAACTGAGGTGTACAATCTGGCAGCACAATCACATGTTGCTGTTTCATTTGAAATGCCAGAGTACACAACAGAAACCATATGTCATGGAACATTGAACCTTTTGAATGCAATTAGGTTCATATCTCCAAACAGCAAGTTCTATCAGGCATCATCTTCAGAGATGTTTGGTGATAGCAAGGATTACAAGAAAAACGGATACACCGAAGAAAGTATCTTCAAACCAGTGTCTCCTTATGCTGTTTCCAAGGCGTATGCACATTATACCACTCAGGTCTATCGTGCTGCTTATGGAATCCATGCGTCTTGTGGTATTCTATTCAACCACGAAAGTCCGCGTAGAGGGGAGACATTTGTTACTCGCAAGATCACAATAGCAGCGGCTAGGATCAAGAAGGGTTTGCAAGACAAGTTGTTTCTTGGAAATCTTGATGCAAAGCGTGATTGGGGATTTGCTGGCGATTATGTCGAGGCAATGTGGATGATGTTGCAGCAGCCAGTTGGTGATGACTATGTCATTGCAACAGGAAAGACTTATACAGTAAGGCAGTTCCTTGAGGTTGTATTTGATCATGCTGGTCTGGGATCATATGAAAAGTATGTAGAGATAGATCCGCAGTTCATGCGACCAAATGAAGTTCCGTATCTTCTTGGGGATTCAACAAAGGCTAAAAAGACTCTTGGTTGGGAACCAAAGGTGAGTATGGAGCAACTTGCGCGAATGATGTATGATGCTGATCTAGCAGCATTGGAGAATTAATGCCAACGCCAAAAGATCAAATTCTCTTTAGTGTTCTTATACTGTCAATTCCTAATCGTGTGGACAAGTATCTGATGCCTCTATACAACAAGATGCTTAAGCAAGCGGAGGGTCGTCCGGAAGTGGAGATATTATGTCTGATAGACAACAAGAGCATGACCATTGGTGAGAAGAGACAGGCATTGCTTGAATCAGCCAGAGGCAAGTGGGTTGGCTTCATGGATGACGATGATGATATATCCGAGAATTACATTGAATCGCTTGTAGAGGCTATGAAGAATCATCCGGCGGATGTAATTACATTTAATCAGCACTGTTCAGTGAATGGTAAGGAGTTCTCTGTGAACTTCAGGATGGGGAATCCACATGATCCATATATTCCTGGTGCAGGAACTCTTTATCTGAAAAGACCACCATACCATATGTGTTTTTGGAAATCTGACATTGCCAAGACAGCCAAGTTCAAGCCTTCTTCATATGGAGAGGATCTTGCTTGGTGTATGGAAATGTATCCAAAGATACAGACAGAAACGCACATAGATAGAGTGCTTCATCATTACTTGTTCGATGATCGAACTTCGGAGTCTATACAATATGCAAGAAAGTGAATACCCCAAGGTGATACTACTAAAGTATCCAACTCGACAGAGGCAACTCAAGTTCTTTGAGAACCTCATCAACTACCTAGACAAAGCATCAGGAAAGCACCAAATCCGTGTTATTGTGAGTATGGATACGGATGATGTGCAGATGAACACACAGGAAGTCCGTGATGCACTGGATTCTCTATCGGAAGAGGATCTATTTGATATTCGATATTTCTATGGTGAAAGTTTAGGAAAGATTCATGCAATCAACCGAGATATTGGATCTCATAATTGGGACATCGTGGTATGCACTGCTGATGATATGGAGCCTGTAGAAGATGGCTGGGATGATATTATTGTGCAAGATATGATGCGTGAGTTTCCCAACTTTGATGGAGCATTGAATTACAATACTGACCCCCGTCTTGAAGAAAAGGGGTCTGATGGATACAAGACATTAATAACACTTCCAGTAATGGGAAGAAAACTCTACGACAAGTTTGGCTATGTTTATCACCCTGATTACAAGTCCGAGTGGTGCGACAATGAACAGACAGAGGTGTTTGAATCACTTGCAGTATTGCGCCACATCAATCGCCGCCCGATAGTTCATAAATGGGCAGAGAATCAGGATGCATTGATGCGTAGAAATATGCAGATTGGTTGGACTGTCGATAGACAGACTTATGCGAGGAGAAAGGCTGGTGGGTTCAAGTGAACAAGTCAGCAATAGTCTACATGACAAGATTGCAGGATCTTTGGTTATTGAGACATAGCCTTAAGTTCTTGTTTGAAAATTTTAACAAAGAGGCAAAGTATCCGGTTGTCATATTTCATGATGATCTGAATGCAGAGGCAGTAAAGTCTCTTGCTGATGCCACGAAACAAGACTTGGGTTATATTCCAGACAATATTGAGTTTGTTGCATTGCAGTTTGAGACTCCAGCATCGGTATCAACCGATCCTCATTGGTATGATCCTCCACTTACACAGTTTAGACTTGGATATAGGCATATGTGTAGGTTCTTTGGTGGTCTTATATTCAACCACCCTGCATTGAGTGGATACAAGTATTGCTGGAGACTTGATTCCGACTCATTTATTCTTTCTTCAGTAACCAATGATCCGTTCAAGCAAATGGAGAGTGCTGGCTATAAGTATGCATTCCTTGACAGGGTGGATTATGATGAGGCATTTGCCTGTAGAGGACTTTGGGATACCACGAAAGATTTCATGAATGCTAACAAAGGCATTCTGAAGAACGAAGTCAAATCGTGGAACATGGAAGTCTACTATACAAACTTTGAGATATACGATATGGATTTCTTCCGTGGAGCGGAATATCAGTCGTATTTCAAGTATCTGGACTCAACCAATAACATCTACTATCGCAGATGGGGAGATCATTGCATTAGGTTCCTTGGTTTGTCGATGTTTGCTGACCCATCGGACATTTGGTGCATAAAGGATTTTTCTTATCAGCATGGATCTTGGATAGGCAATCCGAGCAAAATGAATCCTTCCGTCATTTCAACTATTCCAGAACCGTTTAGGAGCATGGCTGCCAGGAGTATGTCATGACTTATTCGCAAGCATCTCAAGATGACTTTGTTGATTTGGCTTTGGGTTCTCCCCTCACTGGTTATTTCGTTGATGTTGGTGCTGGTTGTGATGATCCAAAAATAGAAAGCAACTCTTTGATTTTTGAGGAGAGGGGATGGAATGGCATTGCCATAGACATGGATCCATTCAGGTTGCAGGGCAGAAAATGTAAGTGCTATTTCAGCAAAATTGGGGATGGGACCAATGGCACTGAAAGTCTTGGACAAATATTGATTTTCAATGAATGTCCAAAAGTAGTTGACTATCTATCCGTTGATTTAGAGGGAATAGATCTTATTGCCACAAGATCCTTCATAGAGAATGGATTTAGATTTAAAGTCGCTACTATAGAACACAATCTTTATTCGTTTAATCCCGGTGTCGCTGATCTTAAGAGAGACATATGTTCATTGCTTGAGGCAAATGGTTATGTGAAGATAGTTGACAATGTTGGACACATGGCTAAGATAGGATCACTGCATCAAGGATATGCATTTGAGGATTGGTACATCGATCCGCTGGTCGTTGATTACTTAGCAACTCTTCAAAAACTTGGAGTAACGAAATGAAAATTGACAAGATAGTGTTCAGCAGTTCGGTACACTACAGCCAATTCTGGAATATCCAGTCTAGGGTGTGGAAAACCAAGTTTAATATAGAACCAGTTTGTCTGCTTTTTGGTGGAACAAAGAAAGAATGCAGGATGTCCGAGGAGTTCGGAACTGTGCATGAGATACCATTTGATCCATCATTGCCGGATATTATTCAATTGCAGTTCTACAAGTATTACTTTCCCCACACAGAACCCGAAAAGGTTTGGATGATTGGTGATATAGATCAGGTTCCTCTACAGACGGAGCATTTCCTGGAGGGCTTGGAAGGAGTTTCTGACAACGCCTACTGCCACCTGAATCACTCTCTATGCGCCCAAATACACAATGTTCCTAGACATGAGTGTATTGTCGATGGAAAGCCAATCTTCTTGCAGAAAGGCGGATTCTCCACGGGTGGCTATGATCTTCCTGGTCATCACCATATTGCCAAGGGTAGGATCATGAAGCAATTGTTCTTTCCAGATAAGCCCTTTGTTGACACCATGAAAGACATAGTTGAGTCTCGCAGATATGGAATGATAAAGCCGTGGAATGGACAGATACCACAGATTCATGGCGAATTCTGGTGTGCCGACGAATGGTACACTTCCGAGAAGATTTGGTATGGGTATCAAAATCAGAATGTTTTTGATTCTATGTTCTTCAAAGACTATCATATTTGGAACAACAAAATATGCAGATCGGGCAACTTGAGAAATCAATATGGTCAGTGGATTCCTCAATGGAATGGAACTGACTACATCTATGATCCTGCCAAGGTCAAAGATAAGACATATGTGGAAATACATTGTCATCGTGGTTACTATGAGCAAGAATCAGCATTGATGAAGTTGTTGAAACTCGCTGAGATGATCTGATGTTGATATGCATTTCTGGTAGTTCTGGTGTTGGAAAGACAACGATCTCCAGGCTTATATCTCTGGTTCTCGGGGATAAAGCCTGTACGCTACTTAGTGGTGATGATCTTCACCGTTGGGAGCGAATGAGTGAAATGTGGAACATCCACACGCATTTAAACCCTTCTGCAAATGACTTGCAGAATGGTCTAACTCACATAAGAGCATTGCTTTCTGGACAAACTATAGAGCGTAGAAGGTATAATCATGATTCTGGTAAATTTGATGATCCTATTGTCGTTACACCAACGGAGCATGTGATATATGAAGGGCTTCATGCTCTTTATGATCCTGCTGTTATTGATTTGTCTGATGTCTGCATTTTCGTGGACACGGATCAGGATCTGAAGACTGAATGGAAAATTCGCAGAGATACCAAGAAGCGCGGATATACGCAATCACAGGTTGTGGAGACAATGATTAGGAGGAAGAAGGATGAGGAACTATACATCTCTCCTCAGAAGGACAATGCCGATGTTGTGGTTAAATTCACCAAGAACCGAGATGGTGGCATATCTCTTGAATATGTTTCTGTAACATCGCGGGGAGAAAAACTTATGGAATCGGTAAAGGAGTTTTACGATTCCATGATGGAGTTTTTGAATCTATGCAAATGGACTTCAATGGATCCATCTCTTGTGCAGGGAAAGGGTGGAAACATATCAGTAAAGTCTGATACTGGTCTCATCATAAAGTCCTCTGGATGCAGGATCGTTGATGTTAATATGAATCATGGGTTCTGCTTGTGCGGATTGAAGTCGCCTCTACCCGCGTTCTCTGTGGAGGAAGAATACGAAGACTATATGCTGAATTCTATTCGTGGTGGCTTCGGAAGACCTTCAATGGAGGCAGGATTTCATGCAACGATGACGGATCGCGTGGTGGTGCATACCCACCCAATCCACTTGAATGCCATACTATGCTCGGAGGAGGCTCCTTCGATACTATCGGTTCTCTTCTCCGACATGCCATATGAATTCATCCCATACCATCGTCCTGGAATGAAACTGTCGAATAGGATCTCATCTGAAAATCACATTGTGTTTCTTGAGAATCACGGACTCATAGTAGGTGCTGACACGGCACAACAGGCATTTGAGACCACAGAAAGGATCAACAATAGATGCAAAAGATGGTTGTCCAACCATGTGGAGTCGTTCATAGACATGGATGACGATCATGCAGTATCGAAGCCACTTTTTCCCGATGCTGCTGTGCTTCCTGTTGAAATGAATGCCACAAACAACTACATACTTGGTCTCATTAACAGTGCATGTCTCACCCCAAAGTTCCTATCTGATGGCGAGGTGCTTGGGTTGAATGACATGACTTCTGAAAAGCATAGGAAATCTACATCATGAAAATCATCATTCCGATGGCTGGTACTGGAAATCGCTTTGTTCAGCAGGGATATGTCGATCCCAAGCCATTGATTCGAATCAATGGCAAGAGGATCATAGAGTACATACTCGACATGTTCAATGACGATGATGAGTTCGTCTTCATCTGCAATGATGTGCATCTTGAGACCACTGATATGCGGAATATCCTTCTTTCGCTGAAGCCGAATGCAACCATTGTCTCCATGCCACAGCATAAGTTCGGACCCGTCTATACAGTACAGGCTGTATATGATCACATCGGGAATGACGAGGAAGTCATTGTTTCATATTGCGATAATCCTCATCTTTGGAATCGTGGTGATTTCGAGAAGTCAATCCATTCCAACAAACTTGATGGGTGTGTCCTGACACATACTGGATTTCATCCACACACACTGGCAAGCACCAAGATGGCATTTGTCAAAGGTAAGGAAGGAATCCTTGAGGAGATCAAGGAGAAGGCTTGCTATACTGATGATCCAATGAGTGAACATGCCTCAACTGGAGTGTACTATTTCCGTAAGGGGTCATATATCAAGAAATATTTCGATGAAGCAGTAAATAGAAACATAAACTACAACGGTGAATTCTATGTCACTCTTGTGTACAATCTGCTGGTTGAGGATGGTCTTCGCGTAGGATACTATGATACCCCATTTGTGACGGTATTTGGGACTCCTGATGAAGTCAGGAACTTCAAGGCATGGGCTTCGATTCTTGGTGGTGGTCAAGTTAAAAACAAGGAAGACCTTATAAAATGCTATGAATACTGGAAGGAATACCATGCGAGTGATCTTCGTTGACATAGATGAGACAATTTGCAATACTCCAGACAACCCACGGCAATACGAAAAGGCAGAACCAATACAAGAGAACATAGAAAAGATAAACCGTCTACATGAGATGGGAAATCGTGTTGTCTATTGGACTGCACGGGGAAGTAGAAGTGGAATCAACTGGTATGACCTCACCAAGAATCAACTTGACAGTTGGGGTGTCAAATATGATGAACTTCGCTGTGACAAACCGTATTACGATTTGTTTGTTGAAGACAAGAGCATAAGGATTGAAGAACTATGATTTTTATATCCCATCGTGGTAATCTAAACGGCATTATTTCAGAGAGAGAAAACTCACCAGACTATATCTTGGAATGTTTATCTAAAGGATTTGACTGTGAAATTGACTTGAGAATGAAGGATGGGAAACCGCATCTAGGACATGACACTCCAGACTACATGGTTTCTGCTGATTTTCTGCGTAATCCAAGACTATGGATTCATATAAAGGAATATGATGCTCTTGTATGGTTGAAACAGAATTGTCCAACGGCAAAGTATTTCTGTCATGAATCTGACCGCTATACACTCGTTAGCAATGGGTTTATATGGTCACATGACCTGACAAATCACATGACTAGTTACTGTGTCATACCCTTGCTATCGCGTGAATCCGTGAAGTCTTATGATCAGATTGGATTTGGTGCGGTGTGTTCTGATTTCATTTATGACTGTGTGGAGAAATTTTCATGACCACCTATAGCATAGCCATTCAGACATTCGTACATAGATTTGACAAATATTTTAAGCCACTGATGAAGACATTGTCTAACATGCGTATGGATATCGATAAAGTAGTTTTTGTAAATGCACAGCATAAAAGTGGTCTAGATCAAGCATATAGAAGAGACATTTTACAGTTTGTAAGTGAGTGTCCACGGACATATCTCATCATGACACCTACGGTTCGTGGTCTTGCTTACATGTGGAATATGTGTTTTAATCATACAAATACTCCATATGTGGTGAACTTCAATGATGACGTAACCATATTAGATGGTTTTTTTGATCATTACGAGAAAATGCTAGAGTATCAGGTTGGGGCTGGTCACGAATCATTTAGAATCAACGGTTCATTCTCTCACTTCTCTGTTTATCGCGATGATCTATTCAAGGTTGGATACTTTGATGAGCGTCTACTTGGTTTTGGAGAAGAGGATGGTGACTGGTTATGGCGTTGGGAGGTTACAAATGGAAGAACTATGCGAATATTTGGAACTGATAGATTGGTAAATCACATAGATTCTGCTGCAACAAATTCCGAGAACATGGTTAAATACGAAGGAAAGTATTCGAAATTTAATTCTGACTGGATATTCTCCACCAAATACCAACCTGATTATCCAATAGATCCTTCTCGCCCACAGGCTGTTTCATTGTATGGTCGCCCTATACAGATGCGACCAGGTGCATCTACGCCCGATTTCTATCCAACCGAAAAGTTCTATCGTGATAATATTCATCGTCTTTGATTACTTGACATCACCTGATCCGACACTATACTTACCTACATGATTGAACTGACCATCCTGCGTGAACTGACACGCAACGACCAGTACTTCCGAAAAGTCCTCCCCTTCCTCAAGGAGGACTATTTCGCTGATAGGGACACCAAGATTATCTTCAGAATGGTGTCTGACTATCTCGACAAGTACAACTCCATGCCCACTCGCGGAGCATTGGAAATCATCCTTGATGCCAAGACGAATGTCGAGCCAGAGGTAATGAAGCAATGCATTCAAAACCTTGACAAGATGTTCGATGACAGCAAGAGTCCTGATCTTGAGTGGCTTGTTGACCACACAGAAAAGTTCTGCAAGGACAAGGCAATCTACAATGCCATCCTTGAGTCGATTCACATCATCGATGGAAAGTCCAAGGACAAGGATGTCGGATCCTTGCCGAAGATGCTTTCCGATGCGCTTGCCGTTTCATTCGACACGCACATCGGACACGACTACATCGAAGACTACGGAAAGCGATACGAGTTCTACCACAGGGTGGAGAACAAGATTCCATTCGACATTGAGCAGTTCAACACCATCACGAACGGTGGTGTTCCTCGCAAGACTCTCAACATCATCATGGCTGGTACGGGTGTGGGCAAGTCTCTGTTCATGTGTCACCATGCATCGGCTTGCCTGACACAGAATCTTGATGTACTGTACATCACTTGTGAGATGGCAGAGGAACGAATTGCAGAACGCATCGATGCCAACCTTATGGATCTTCCGATGGAGGATCTGAAGAAACTTCCTGCCGATCTGTACAACAAGAAGATGCAGCAGATTCGGAAGAAGTACACGGGTAGGCTCATCATCAAGGAGTATCCAACAGCAACTGCGAATGCGAATCATTTCCGTGCATTGTTGAACGACCTGAAGATGAAGAAGAACTTTCAGCCAGACATCATCTTCATCGACTATCTGAACATCTGTGCCTCTGCTCGTCTGAAGATGAATGCATCGGTCAACTCCTATACATTCGTCAAGGCAATCGCTGAAGAACTTCGTGGTCTTGCGGTGGAGTTTGAGGTTCCGATCTTCTCAGCGACTCAGGTCAACAGAGGTGGGTTCAACAACACTGATGTGGGGCTTGAGAATACATCCGAATCTTTCGGACTTCCCGCGACTGCCGATCTCATGTTTGCTCTGATCTCAACAGAAGAACTTGAGGAGCAGGGTCAGGTCATGGTCAAGCAGTTGAAGAATCGCTACAATGATGTCTCTCGCAGCAAGAAGTTCGTCGTTGGAATCGACAGATCGAAGATGAAGTTGTTTGATGTAGATAGCCCAATCGTCGGGGACGAGGGTTTTGGGAAGAGTGAAGATGGTGTTAAGAACAACGGAAAGGGAAACGGAGTACCTTCCGCGAACGATAAATATGATGACTGGAATTTCGACTAATGTCACTTTTCATCGACAAGAAGTACATAAATCTTCTCTCACCGCGTCTTGATAGATTCGCTTGGAAGAAGCAGGATCTCGCCAATTTCCGTTGTCCTCTTTGTGGAGACTCAAAGAAGAACAAGGCAAAGGCGCGTGGATATTTCTACCAAAAGCAAAATGACATGTTTTTCAGATGTCATAACTGTGGTGCAAGTCACACGATGTATAAGTTTCTTGAACTCTTTGCACCCGCAATGTGCAAGGAGTACTCCCTTGAACGGTGGAGAAA